AAATGGGAGCATTCAATATATAATCGTATCTACAACAGTAATGAGTTGCGTAAACTACTATCATGGCAGTGTCGTAACACCGTTCGAGGTTTTGCCAAAGATGGTATATGTAAGTATACCATTAATGGCTGTCGTATGAGTGGCGACATGAATACCGCTATGGGTAATTGTCTATTGATGTGTGGGTTGGTCTATTCTTTCGCCAGGGAGCGTAAGGTTAGGATCAGTCTAGCTAACAATGGCGATGATTGTGTGGTGTTCATGGAGTCTAGTGACTTAGGTGACTTCACCGATGGTTTAGAAGAGTGGTTCTTAGAGATGGGATTTCATATGAAAGTTGAAGCTCCCGTTTATAATCTTGAAGAAGTAGTGTTCTGCCAAACCCAGCCCATTTGGACCCCTGACGGGTACTTGATGTGCCGTCAACATTCCAAAGCACTTGCTAAAGATAGTCTTTCTCTTAAAGATTTTTCTAGCGATAAAGTGTGTAAGATATGGCTGGATGCTGTGGCAGAGGGAGGATTGGCATTAACTGGTGGTTTACCTATCTTTCAAAACTTCTATAGATCACTCAAGAGAGCCAGTATTGGCATCCATCTGGGGAAGAGGTCGCGCCAGAGTTCAAAAAGGAGGCATTTTCAAGCTGTTCTTGAAAATGGGTTAGGTTGGCTTTCAAAGGGCATGAGTCGTAGGTTTCGCCCCGTTGAGCCAAGAACTCGGTACTCATACTGGATCGCGTTCGGTGTTACCCCCGAAATGCAGATAGCAATTGAATCATATTATGACTCGTATGATTTCAAATATGCATTTCAGCGTGGTGGTAACACCACTTTGCCCAATTGGTTTTGATGGGAATTGGGTTGCATGGTTTAATTGGACCAAAACGTTGGAGAAATCCGTAAATAATTACGTGCTAATCAGAATGCCGAGAGACTGCACGGCTCCGCCCCTTTTGGGGACCATGCAATGAACAGTCCCGTTTCATGTTTGCGGGATCCAATACAAAACATGACAAAAAGG